ACCTTTCCAATTCATCTTGTGTCTCATAATCATACACAAGAAAACATTTGCCTCCTGCATCGTCTATTTGTTTCATCGTAGCTATCTGTAAAGCAGTTGGGTTTCTCCTACTTGCTTTACATTCAACCCCAACAAACCTACCCTCCACGATAAGTACAAAGTCAGGGATACCTGCTCTACCAAAAGCACCTGCTTGTGGCATATAGAACCACACATTGTGCTTCTTGAGCATAGCCTTGAGTCTATTCTTTACACGACCTTCTGGTGTAGTAGCCATAGCATAACCTTACAATAGTGTCAAGCCGCATATTCACACCACTCATAACAAGGACACCATCGGCACAGTCCACTTGGCTTTGCAGGGAAGTCATCATTCTTTAATGATTGGTTTATTCTTTCTATCCTACCATTAAGATGACCTTGCATCTCACCAGATAAATCTCTACAGAACTCTCGCTTGTCTTGCTTCATATCTTTGAGCCATACAAAAGATGTTATGACTGTTTGTATATGAGGGAAGTGAGCAAAGACTTGCAGTGCAAACATTTCTAACTGTGTAAAGTCTGGTCTACGCTTACCAGTTTTCCAATCCATTACAATAGCTTTGTCTTTGAACAAGACCAGTACGTCTAGTATGGATCGTAACCAAGCGTTGTCTGACCACCAATCTGTTGGTGTAAAGTTATCAGTTAAAGTCATACGTTCCTCCAGTAGTAACTGGTCAAACGATGGGTGTTCTTTCATTCTTACAATGCTTTTACACAAGGCTTCGTACTGTATAGTTTCTTGTGACAACTCGTTGTCATCTAACAGTCGTTCTTCTAGGGCCTTATGTACACGATTGCCGTACCGAGTAGCATCACTACCACTGTCAGCTACTTCTTTGGTAACTCTTTGGTGGTAGTAACGCTTCGGACAGTTCTCGTACATCTTCAGCGATGAATATGAGTGACTCAACTGTGTCATGCTATAACTTTACTCTACTGTAAGTTCATCGTCAACATCATTTTCTATAAAATGTTTAAGTTTCCACTCACAATGATTCATAGCCATGCCACCATGCTTCTCTTTTATATAGCGTAAGGCTTGTTCATTGGTCATACCTTTATCAGTGAGACACTCATCAAGTGTCTGCTCTGCATCCATCAGCAATGCTTTAACTTTACCCATGTTTACCTCTCAACTGTCCTGCTTTAATGTTTACTGTCATGGTATCATTAGAGTAAGATAGACCTTCGGATGTTATAACATCATCGAATACGTCTAAGTCTTTTATCTCTGGAAACCAACGTGCAACATGTGAACAACATTCGTGCCAAGCACAGAACACTGTCACCATCGGTGGTTTATCCACGTTCACCGAGTCAGATGTCAGTACAAAACATATATTCATTCAGTCCTCCTTCTTCATACGTTTCATTATGTCGTACTTGAGCAGTTCAAGTTGTGCAATCAAAGGCATGGTGTCAGTAATCTGTGATGAAAACCTTACATAGTTTCCATTCAACTTAACCATGACTAGCATACTCTCTGCTATGTCAGCTTCCTTAATTGCTTCCTTGACCTCATCAAGTCCTTCAAGTAGTTCTTCACGCCACTTGTTATTCACGACCTCCTTGATGTCGTGTAGGGTAGGTTTACTCATTTTGCTTCTCCATAATTAGCACCGACTCCAGACTCACAAGCCACTGGCAAGTCTTTAGCCCAGACAGGTGCGGTTGACATTTTTCTCTCAACAAGTTGCCGTGCGTCATTCACATCTTGTACAGGGACACAGATGATTAGCTCATCGTGTACTTGAAACGACACATGGTATGATTGTCCAAGAGATACCATTTGCTCTGCCACTACTATTCGTGCCAGTGCTTGGACTATGTTCTCTACGACTTTGCCGCCATAGATGTAAGTCCAGTTGTTGTGGGGAACATCTTCCCCTTGGACTCTAGCAGACATAATCTTTCGGTATGTCCGTGAGTCAGATATATATCTAAAGTTATTGTCAGTATGATTTAGTGCAGGATACTGTATGCGTAACTTACTTGGTAACAGTATGCCTTGCTTATCATAAGACACGTAGTCAGAGATTACACCACCTCGACTTGCTATCATGTCAGACAATGCCGATTGACATCGTTGCCATAGTGCAGTGATACGATGGTTCTTATCTCTATATAGATATACAATACGTCTAGCTTCTTCCTCTGGTATGTCTACCTTGAGTCCTCCCATGCCTAGGGCTAGAGTGTTACGAAACTTCTCTGCACCCATGCCATAACCTAAGCCTAGTATACAAGTCTTACCGACAAACCTTTCTAGCTTGTCATCTTTGGTTATAACCCTGCCATATACAGTGGATGCAAACTCGCTGTACACATCACGCCCTTGCCTAAAGGCTTCAACCAAATCATCTTGCCCTGCTAGGTGTGCTAGTACTCTTGCCTCTATCTGTGATGAGTCACAAGCAATTAGCTTATGCCCTTCAGGGGCAGTCAGGGCAGAGCGTATAGCACCATTCCTTGGTAGGTTCTGTAGGTTCAGCTTGTCACCACCACTAAACCTACCAGTGTGTGCGCCATAATAGTTAAGCATGATAGGTAGCTTACCTCTGTCAGCAACCTTGATTAGGTTCTCTGTTCTAGTCTCCTCAATGGTAGACTTGATACCCAACCTTGCTTGACATAAGGCTTGTACTTTAGGTGAACCACTTTCACATAACTCAATGAACCCTGCATCTGTCTTGGCAAATGCCCATGTCTTATTACCAGTGGTAGGACTTATCTTGGTAGGTGGTTCGACACCCATAGCTTTGAGTAACTTGGCAAACCTTTCGTTACTCATCAGTAGTTTCTTCAGCTTGTCTGGATCTACACCTGCTGTATTTATTGTGTCAAGAAGTTGTGCTTTGTTTGTCTGCACTGTTGCCAGGTGAGACGCAAGAGTACTCCTATCCAATTCAATCGTAGGTTCTGTGTACATACGAATGGTCTGATCAATCACCATTAACTCTTGCACAGGAAAACCTTTAGATACTTTCTTGAATAGCTTGTATGTAAGGTCAACGTCATTGATTGCATAATCGCCGAATCGGTCAAGCTCTTGTGGTGTGAAGTCCGACTTGCGTTTGCCGAGCGTGTGAAAAACTTCATCGCCCTTCGCCCCTATATTATAATGTATAGCGAGATTTTTGAGCGAGCCACCGATGGTCTGCCCGACCAGTGGTCTAGTCATCAGCATAGTATCGAACCAAAACTTTGGCTTTATATTATATAGCCATGACAGTATCGCACCATCGAACGCAGTGTTGTGACATAATATAGTATGGTCAGTGTAGTCGATGTCGTTTAGGAAACCCCCCACATCACTACCTGCATACCATGTGGTAGGGTTGCCATCTACCTTGACAGCAACCCCAATGACCTCAAACCTATCGTCACGTACATAGGCTTCTGTTGTCATCTTCGACAACGAGAACTCCCTACTGTAGTAGGTTTCAAAGTCTATAGTTATAATACTCATTCAGATGCACTCGCTATTTCACTAGCTAACGCCAAGTAACCACAAGCATCACGATAGTTGTCTGCCTTCTGTGGTTTCTGGTGTGACCTTGCTATCTTCATCAGTGCCAACATGGTAGGTACATCAGTAGGCTTGATGAAATCAATCAAACCCAAGTGAGTGTTCCAGTAATTAGCAATCATAAAAGCGTTACTTGCAAAGTCGCCGTGTTCATGCTCACGTTTATCACTCACCAACTCGTTGGCAGATGTCAGTATCTCTGTACGCATGCGCACCTTAGGCTTAACGAGTACCTCTTTCGGTGTACCCACTTGGCTGCGTAAGTTGTAGACATACTTAATTGTACAATCACACGCCTTGGCTACATCTTTAGTCTTGGCATCTGGATGTTTGATAAGGTATGCCCACACCTTTTCAGATTTAGTTTTCTTTCTTCTCATGTCCGTCTCCTTTCAATAACGAATATGATTCAACATTACCCCCACACTGGTGAGAGTATTGAATAGCTACCTTGACTGCTTCAATAGCCGTAGCCCCCATAGCTAATGCACCATAGGCAAAGTCAGATGCTTCACCGAATGCACAAGCATTTACCCCATGTACTATGGGATAAGGTGTACCCTCGTAACGTAGTAGTCCTTCTTTAGTTACAAGAATGAATTGGTAGTAGTGGTTTTCTAATGCGCCATAAGGAAAGTCAGACTTATCATCTCTCACCAACCATTCCTTATGTCGGTGTATATTTTTTAGTGTACCTACACCACTGATGATACAAGCCTGCCCCCCCACAGACTCGTACCATGCTTTAGGTGATTGATACTTGGCATTACCCAACGTACATTGGGTATCGGTAGCTAGTACCTCGCCATCCCATGCAATAACTGTCATCGTTGTATTACCTTTCCATCAGCGTTTTTAGGCTCGGTAATAAAGACACCGAAATCTTTACGTAGCTGATACGACAAATCATTCATCAACGTGTCAACGTATCGTAAGATGTGTGAATCTGTAGCTATAGAATTGCCATAGGTATTAGGCGTAGCTGATTCGACAAAGGCTTCAAGGAACTCTGGTGTGTATTCATTAGTCTGCATAGCTTCCTTGAGCATATCGTAATACTTCTTTGAGTGCCAGTTAGGCATCTGCCATTGCCAACGATGTTCACCTTTACGTTCCATATCAACATGCTTGTCATAGATACGCTTGGCATGTTGTTGCAATGCACCTACCTTGGCTCTTGCTTTTAACCCACGCTTGAATCGTCTAAGTATACGTAGCCATGTCTTACGTTTCTCTGCGTCAATCTCACCACTCACAGCGTACTGTGGGTTGGTGCATAGACCTTCGTGATTGAACGTAATACCTGCAAAGTACTCTGTTCCATTCTTCTTGAATGATTTCCACCAGTCATTGTAGTAATGAGTACCACCTGCTAGTGGGTCTTGTTCTTGGTATTCCACGTTGTTATCCAAGAATATAGTATGACCAATACGATACCTAGCTCTACCAATCCGTTGGGTAACTATAGGTATTGCCCCATGTAATGCCATTGATAAAGATGAATGCATAGCTTGCCATGTAATGCTATCAGATGGCAGTACAATCCTACCATCTGGATGAAACTCAGCTATCACATCAACGTCTTTACCATTCCAAGTTACGTACCTCAACTCGTACACATCTTGGTTCTTGTATAGCCTACACCATGTACGTATAGGCTTACCCTTTTCTGGGTGTCTTGCAGTAGAAAACCTACGCTCACAATCAGCGTAGTCTTTTATCAATGGTTCACCAAAATAACTTCTTGTCATATATACCTCCTTATTTAGTT